GAATAAAGATTTTTTAAATTTTTATTAAAAGCTGGACAATAGTTTAGGGACGTTCCTCCATAATTACTATTGCTTATATCGGATGAATAAAAAGTTTTTGATACGCTAAAGGGTTCTTTAGCTCTCATCCATTCACTTTCAAAACAAGCCCAATAAACATTTATACTCATATTTTTGTTTCCTCACTTATTGTATCAAAACTTTTTGTCAAATAAGTAATTGCTCTATTTAGTCTATCTGTATTGTCTTGAAATATTCCAAGGCCCCTGTTACAGTTATGGCATAAATGTCCTCTAAATGTATCTGTATTATGATCGTGATCTACTACCCAAATACTTGCATTTCCACCAGTACCTTTTAATTCTTCTTCATTTTTTAAACAAATAGGACATATGTAATCTATTGGAGGATATCCATATAATTTTCTAAGAACATCTCTTTCTTTTGAAAGTTTTTTTGCACAAGACTTACACTCAGGTCTTAAATATTTACCACCGCTTGATGGTGAAAATTGAGAAACTGATAATTCTTGTTTACATTTGCTACAAGTTTTCACGAGCCCCCCGTCAGGATTGAACTGACGACCTTCCGCTTACAAGGCGGATGCTCTACCACTGAGCTAGAGAGGCGTGAGCGGATGACCAGAATCGAACTGGCACCGTCTGCTTGGAAGGCAGAGGCACTACCATTATGCAACATCCGCAGTGCTGGACTGGTAGGATTCGAACCTACGACCTAGGAGTTAACAGCTCCCCGCTCTGCCTACTGAGCTACAGTCCAAAACCAATTAACCTAAAACATCAACAAATGAATTGGTTGATGTGAATTGATTGCTGGTTGCCTTACCAATAGATTTTAAATAATCAAATGTTGCTTGATAAGTTCCCTTATAATTCTTTGCCCAGTATGCAGACAAAGCAACAGTAGATGCTGATGTGCCTACAGAATTCTTTACTGGAGTCATAAATGTTCCAAGAGCATAAAAATCTACCTCTGGAGCAGTATTAAAGAAAATAGAAAGTGTTGGTAATTCTCCAGCCTTATGAGGATTGGATCCGCCAACTGCTACTGCTTGTGGAATACATGCAGGGAAGTTAATTCGTGAACGATCACGACCATTTCCTGCTGCAAACATTGTAGCAACACCATTTGACATAAGTGTTTCAATATTAGAAATCAACTTTGTATGTGGTGCTTTAATTGGACAATAGCTACCAGTTCTATTATATGATGCGTGTCCAGCAGATGCTGAAACAGACACGATATTATACTTAGACTTGTTTGCAATAGTCCAATCAAGTGCTCGTGTTACTGAAACATCTGAGAATGAATACATTTTTTGTGTTCGTGGATTCATTCCTGCAACACGAATAAAAATAATATTGACATTTGGATTAACTTGTAATGCAATAAGAGACATCAAAGTTCCATGTTCAAATCCATTATTATATGCTTGTGTTACTGGAAGGCTTGCAGCCCCAGAACCTTCTTGAAACATTGTTCCGTTAGGACATACGCCAGATTCTACCAAACATACTTCCTGAATAATTTTGCCCTTAAATTCTGAGCGTGTAGAATCAATTGCTGTATCAATAATAACAATAGATTCATTTGCTGCTTGTGCACTTACTGGTTGCAATAGTGTAAAACCAAAAACTATTGCAATCCCCACTGCGATTTTCTTCATTTTTCTCCCTTTATATCATTATTCTAATTACGTGTTGACATGGGTCGCCTCCTGCTTCCCATTCTTCTAACTCTTCTTCACTCATGTATTGATAACCACCATCATGTGTTGAACAAAATGGCTCTGTTACCCAACATTTTTCAATGCCAGAACTTAACCAGACACCGAAATCTTTATCTTCTTGAGACAAATCTTCTTGAGCTATATGATTCATATATATATATTATCATAGGTGGGCAGATAAGTCAAGATGACTTATTTCTTCTATTTTTTATATACCAATTTTTAAAGATTGTTTGTCTTGTTACTCTATCTTTTTCTTTTCTAACTTTATCTTCATCATTCATATCTCTAACAATTAAATCAAACTCATCTCTTTTATATGGAAACATCTGAACAAGCGGAGTACCACGTTTAATAAAAATTTCTTTACCATCACCGTGATATGCAATTTCTATTTTATGTTGAAAGCTTATATCGGAATCTACTATTCCTGGAAGCGCACTAAAGTCTTTATTAAAGTGATAGAAAAGCGGTAATTGCATAATAGAGTATCCAGGATCTGTAAACATATGCCAAGGAGAATCAAATTGAAATATTGCTGTAGCATTAGTACCCTGAAATTTATGTTCAACATGATTAAGATATTGTGAAGGATGAAATATAATCATATTAAAATCAGAGTTGTGCCCTCCACATTTCCAACTCCATTCTAGTGTTTCTTTATCAAAAGATATAACTGTGTCTGCCCACATTGGTATAATATATCCTGCAGAAAAAACGTCTGGAAAAGATGGGCACTGTCTAACAGACATACTTTCTGGTCTGTATTTTGCCTCTTCCATATTTTTATCATATGGAACTTTTTTCCACCAGTCTGGCACAAATCTGCTAGCTGGAACAGGCTGAATTTCTTTTATTTCTGATAAATATGGAATATTAGAAACAAATTCAATTTTTGGATTTTTACTCATGTACTCACTATCCATTTACAAAGTCAACTGGACCAATACAGGATGTGCTTAAATAACATGCAGCATCAACTGCTAGAGCAAGCCTACGCTTTGGATCTTTGTGATTGCGGGTGGCATGTAAAGAACCCATAGCGTAGTCTGCCCCTGATCCTATGGCAATATAATCTCTGTCATAGGAAATTAATGTAAGGTCTTCTGCATCATGTTCATATAGTCTACCCTTAATACCAACAATAAGAGATACTTCGGAATCTTTTCCACCAATGTCCCACTCTGCGTAAAATGTTTTTAAAGCTTTTAAAAATTTAGTATGCATAAATTTATCTAAATTGCCTTCTGGGGTTGGAGGATTAAAATTATATTGAATAATTTGACTATTAAATGTTCCAGCATACCCAAAAACATATGGACCATTTTTCCATATTTTTGGTCTATCTATAGGGACTATATAGGTTCCCTCTGAAGCCCCTCGTTCACCAGCAAGATAAACCTTGCCATCTTTCATTATTCCTGCAATACAAGTCATGCCTACCCCTAGATTTTCTTGTTTTATCTAGTATATCACTAAGATTTTAATGTGTCAAATATGATATTATTTTACGGTTTGACCGCAGGTTGGGCATGTCTTTGCTTCAGAACCAGCCTCAGCAGGCTTATCAATAGCTTTTCCAGCACCTTTAAATTTTGGACGACCAAATCCTACAATAGAGACCATTACTCCTGCTTTATTTTTCTTATAAGCACGAAGTTGCTTGCAGGCTTCTCCACCATTTCTTTGGCTTCCCTTTTTATTTGAAGAAGTATTTCCTTCAATACACCATACGGTCCCGTCTTCATTATCCTCAATAACAATTCCGACGTGAGAAATGCGATCAACGCCATCTGAGGGGAAATCAAAATAGGCAATATCTCCTGGCTCAGGATCAGCAATGTCTCCGTCAATCCAAGCGTTTGCTTTCTTGAATGCTGCTGCTCCTCCAGGCGTATACACCGTATTTGGGATTTTGACTCCTGCTTCGTTTGCACACCAATTTACAAAACTTCCACACCAAGGTTGAAAATTTGCCTTGGTGTACGCTCCGTATTTTGTTTCGTTATCTTTAGGTCCTTCGATATATCCCACTTGAGATTTAGCAACCTGAATTAATCTAGCAACCGTTCCTTTTGGAGCCTTTGCTGTTTCTGCTGGAACTGGAAATTTATCTATTGTCATTAGTCTTTATCCCAATCTGTATCAACTGGTTGTTCTGCTGGCATTGCACCATCTGGTTTAGCTGCTAAACGTGCTTTAACTGCATCAAGTTCTGCATCTACTTTCTTTTCTGCAATTTCTAATTCTGATTCAAGTTTTTTGTCTGCCTGAGTATTTTTAGCATCCATTTCTTTATTATCAAGTTGTGCCTTCATAACATCTCTTGCACCACTCTGACCAATTAAAAGACCAGCAAGTGTTCCTGTAATAAATGTTGCTACTGATCCAAGAACGTTGAAAAACATCTTGTCATTTTCTGACTGTGCACCAACTGGCTGTGTAACAAAAAGCAACCCATAAAGAATTCCAGTTGCTGTTAAAAATAAAATTGATCCAAGAGTTATTCCTAAAATAAACTTTAATCTTGCATCTAAGTCTTGTGGACTTAATCTTTCTTTACTCATTCTCTACCCCTTTTGTCTTTTGATATTCATCCCATGTTTCTTGTCCAACTAAATCTCTTGAGCACAAACCAACAGGCTCACAAATAGGTGGGTTGCATTCTGCTTTATCCCAATTTGCTGGATCTTGGCAAGGATATCTGTATTGTCCATCATAGCCACACCCAGATAGGGCTAAACCAAGTAGAGCAATTACGATTATCCTTAGCATACCCACCATTATACCAAGTTTATTCTTCTTTTTCTTCTCTCAAAGGTATAGTAACAAGCCATAAAATAGTAGCAAAAACAGTAGCAATTCCTACTATTTGTTGGGCGGTACCAGTCAGGGTGAGCCAGGCAATAAAAAATCCTAGAAGGGTCCATATTTGTGCAATGCTTTCCTTAATAGCCTTTCCAAGCCACACTAGGAAGCCTTTAAGGGCCTTTAGAGCTAGCATAGGTGTTTTACCTACCATATTCAATACCTTTGGCAATACCGCTTTAAAATTAGGCAGTTTGATTTTGCCAATAAGGTCTTTTGCTTGACTAATTAACTTATCCATCATTATCATATTATAACCTCCTTAATGACATAACAGAACTAACTATGTTAGAAACCAGAATTACTGGAATAATAACTTCTTGCACTTTTTCTCTTTGATCATCTGTCATATCCTTACCCCATTCCGATGGGCTAAGAATCTTATCCAACTCTATATTTGTTAAAACTGCCAGTGGATCTTCTAAAAATTTTTCTGCTTGTATTTCAGTAACCGCATCTGCTAGAGTATAAGGCATAGGGGCATCAGCATTATTTTCTGCCATATCTGCAAATTGAACAACAGCTACTGCTAGGGCTGGATTTTCTTTTGCTGCTTCTGCAATTAATGCAATTTCATCTGCCTTAATGCCAAGATCTAAAGCAAAAGATTTTTTGGCTTCTGGTGACAATTCAGTTAGAAGATCTGATACTGCTGACATCAATTTAACATCATTAACACTAATTAGTTTATTTAAATTTTTAAGTTCTTCTTCAGAAATGGCATTGTCATCATTCGTGTTATTATCATCTGGTGTTGGTAATACAGGATCTTCGTCAACAGGTTGCTCGGGTTCAGACTCTGGCGATGGATCTGTATCAGTTGGCTGAGGTGAAGGCTCTTCTGAAGGCTCTGGAGAAAGATCACTTTCTTCACTCTCCCCATCTGTGGTTTCTGGGCTTGGAGAAGGATTGGAATCTTCTGGTTCAGTTTGCTCTTGATCATCAGGGAATCTTGGATCCTCTGGAGTAATAACTTCTGGCTCAACTTCAACATCTGGTTCTGGTAAATTTGGCTCTTCTATTGGTTCAGGTGTTAGATCTTCAGTTGGTTCTGTTATTGGTTCTTCAACTTCTTCATTATTTATTGCAGCAATAAGATTGTTAATATTAGCAATTTCATTTGCTAATGTTACTGCCTCAACAACTTCAGCCTGTACTTCTTCTGGAGTTAGTGGTTCTTCAGTTGGTGTAGGAGTAGGTTCTGAAATTGGCTCTGGAGCTAATGTTGGAATAGGATCTCCTGCTTGTATTTGTGTAGCACCCCATGCCTCTAAAGAAACAATATCACCATTATGGAGTCTAACTCCAGTTCTTAAATTTGGATATTCGGGTCCTTGATAGCTGTAGGCAACAGAAATACCGCCAGTATTTGTAATTGCAACAATGATATTAATATTGCTTGGAGTTGAAGCATTCCATTGTCCAAATGGAATTACTTCTAAATCTAATTGAAATCCACCTTCAGAATAAGATATATTTAAAGTATCTGGTGCGTTATAGTATCCTGAAACCCAGTCCATAGAGTATAAAGAAATAGATGGAGTATTTGGATATTGCCAATATGTATTATCTGGTTGTCCAAATGTGATTACTGAATTTGTTGTAGCATAAATATTTGAATATTGAACACCATCAAATGTAATTGTTGTTGCTATTGGTATCTGATAAGAAGTATCATCTCCGCCACAAGTATCCATTGTGTGTACCGTTGGAACTTCGTCACCCTCGTAGGCTGCTGCTATAGTTTGAGACTGTATATAGTTAACACAAGTAGCATATGCATTCTCTGGAAAACCAAAAAGACTTGTAAAAAGAATTCCCGCCACTGCTGTTATGCGTAGGAATTTTTTGTTTATGGGGCTACTCCTAATTAATTAATTAATCATATTATATCATGGTAAAAGAAAAAGGCGCAGATTGCTCTGCGCCCTAATCTTTTATTTTGTTAATTACTTAACAAGTGTGACCTTTGCCTTTGGATTCTTTACGTTCCACTTCTTAGCAAGATCATTGAATGCCTTCTTCATGGCAGCAATTGCCTTAGCGTTTTCAGCCTTGACTGCATCTAGTTCTACCTTTGCAGCAGCCTGTGCATCTGAAAGAGCTTTGTCTGCAGCAACCTTAGCAGTTACGGCATCAGCCTTCAACTTAGCAATTTCAGCAGCAGCAGTAATAGCAGCAGCATCAGCAGTAGCCTTTGCAGCAGCTGCATCAGAAGCAGCCTTTGCAACAGCAGCAGCAAGTGCAGCATCTGCAGTTACCTTATCAGCAGCACGAGCAGCCTTTTCTGCAGCGAGTGCAGCATTAGCGGTAGCAAGTGCACCAGCAAGATCAGATACTGTTACGATTGCAGTCTGAGAAGTTGTTGCCAACTTGATTGTTGGAACAGATGTTGGAGCAGTAATAGATGCTCCGACAGCAACAGTTCCAGCAGTTGCAGGAAGTGAAATCTCTGATGTGTAACGACCTGTTACAAGAGCATCAGCAGTTACTGTTCCAGCAGTTGCGCCACCAAGGGTAGTAACAGTTACTGTATCAGCAACAGCGTTGCCGAAAATATCTGCTACATCAAGAGTTGCAGTTACCTTTCCAGAAATATTTCCTGAAGCAGGAATTGACATCTTAAGATCATATGCAGGACCTGCAACACCCTTAAGATAAATTGTTGTTGCTGCACCAGTTACAGAAACTGTAACAGCAGAAGCAGCAGTGCTTGTTGTGTATGCATATACAGTCGCTGTTGTTGAAGCAGGCGTTACTGTAATTGAAGATGATCCAGCAGATGCATTAACTGTTGAACCAACTGCAGATACTAGGCGTGTATTAGCACCAACTGCAGTAAATGTTACTGGTGTTCCAGCAACTACTGTAGCAGTGATAAGAAGTGCTTCGTTGTTTGTTGCAGTTGTGGTATCTGCAACGCTAACTACGTTGTCAGAAGGAACCTTCACTGTGAATGGTGAGGCTGCTGTACCAGAACCAGATACTTCAGTTGTTACGTCTACTGAAACGGTATTGGCACTTGCAGGTGTCACTACGAGTGTGCCCAGTGTCATGGCTGCAACCACGGCAAGAGCGATTTTCTTAAATGAATTCATTTTTCTCCTTGTTTGATTCATCGTATTTAAATTAACTTATATTCTCCAAGGTATTCTTGAACATCGTCAGGAATTGCCTTGGTATCTAATTCTACCATAGCCTTCTTCTTTTCTGCAAGTCGGCTAGCAGAACTCCATGTATGAACCTCAATCTCTAGATTAGAGTCCCTACTTGTGTGAGATATTGCTCCAAATACCGCCCCACAAACGGCATCCGCCAAGTCTTTAGATTTCTTGCGTGGGTGATCTACACGATTATTTTTCATAATCTTTAGCTCACTCATTTCTTCAAGAAGTAAAGGAATCATTGGAATTGCAATTCTTTCTTCATAAATCATCATAGCTAGGTCTTCATAATGTTTCTTAGCAACAGAAACAGTATCAGTTCTCATTCCTACCGCTTTTAATTCCTGTTGAATATCAAAGGACTGCCAACGGTCAAATGTAACCATACCTATGTTAAAACCCTCTCTACGAAGATTCATAATCCATTTTTTTACCTCTGAGAGGTCTACTGGCCCCTCTACTTTAGGCTCCCACCACGCAACAGCATCCACAATAACAATTGGAGCAACCTGTTCGTAATCTTTGATTACTTGAACATTTACCCAACGTTCAACATGTGCAATAGCAACTGCACACTTATCGTGAACCTGTGCAAGATCGGCATGAATATAATATACTTTATCAGGGTCTGGCTTAAAAGTCAAATCAAATCTTTTATGATTGTCTATTGGATTTCTTAATGTCATACATTTTTCTAACTTATCTT